GTGCGCAGCATGATCCTGACCTTGAAAAGCTTGTAATTTCATCATTTGCAAAGATTTTGAATTTTCCATGGCAGGATCTTCCGGTTGTGGTTGCTGCGGGGGAGGAAGTATCATGTCAATATCTCTAACGCCAAGCGCTTGGTACATTCTTCTATACGCCTCGTGCATATTGTGCATTGGAGGATTAGAAGTTGCCATTTGCAATTGCGTTTGCGCCAGTGTTACGCGCTGTGACATCGAGAATATGTTTGGATCAGAAACAGGTAGAATGTCCACCCGTTCATCGAAATCTTGTTGCTTAATTATTCTGTTGCCGCCTCGTACCGCGTATGGATATTCCGGTGGCAAGCTTTGTGCTAAAACTTTTGCCAGTAACTTGAACTCTATTTTTTGACCATAATGCAAACGCTTGTGTATCGCGTTCATGACCTTTGTTCCGCGTTCCATGATCGCCATGGTCGTTCCCACGGGATTGGCCTGTGAGCCTTCACCCATCTTGTTATCAGCAATCGACGCAAAGCGTCTTCCTGCCTCGACAACAAAGCCTAGTAATTGAAAGAGTGTTGCGCTTGGTTCCTTATATGGAATCAGCATTAGGGATTCACGAATAGCACCTCCCGGTGCATCTACATCCCGGAATTCTCCTGGTTGGAGTGGTTGGTCATCGTCCCGAACTCGCAGCCCTCTCGCTTTAAATCCGGCAGGAAGATTGGACAACGTACCTGCATCAATAAGCTGTCTAAGAGCTGACGTTGCGGTTCTTGATAAACCCCCGAGCATGTGGATAAGGCCAAAGCCATAAAAGCCAAGGCCAGGTAAAAACTTGTAATGGACAAAATAGGAAATCTTTTTGCGAAGGGGATCTTGCTCTTCATAATTGCGGTAGATGGATAGCACTTTTCCCGATCCCTCGTCAATGGTAACAACGTACGGTAATTTAATACCTGTTGGTTCATCATTTGCCATATCTTCAAAACCTGCAATATCCAAGTCACAATGGAATTCGAGTAAAATAATTTCTTCCGCATTAATTGTTTTTTCCGCGCCTTCCAATTTGTCATACGTTTCCTTTGCTTCATTCGGATCCGACGGTTGCATGGAAATGTCGATATCCTTGTACATGCCGCTCACTTGTTTCTTGCGCAACTCATTTCCCATCATTTTCACAACATGAGTAATTCGCTCGCATGATTCCATGTCCGTTGAGACATATGGAATCACCACGTCTTCGGCTGGAACAAATTTTGATACTGCTCTGCCTTTGACTTCGTCGTAATAAACTTTTCTGAACGCGCTTCCCGCCAGTGGCAGGTGGAATAGCATCTGATCAAGTTCCTGGTCATACTCTTCCATGACATAGGAGATCTGATAATTCATGAATTCTTTAACACGCTGAGACTGCTCTTCTATCTCTGGTGTTATTTCACCTACTATTTGTGTTCTAACGGGACCTTCCGCGGGCAACAGTTCCTTGTACGCTTGTGCTTGAAACTGCGTTACCGTCTCCGCTAAAAGCGGATGAGTGACACCAGTTGCACCAGCAAATGGTTTGGAACGGTCCTCATACTTGAATCCCAACAGGTCCAATCCTTCGCTATAGGTTTTCAACCAAGAGCTTCTTGCATCCTTGTCAGCTTCATAGTCTCCGATTAATCCTTTTGACAAGCTCTGCAATTCATCATCCGGAATTATTTCTGCTAAGTTAGCATTGAATGCGCCTTTGCCTGATATGTCTGGCATCGGATTGACGATCGCCGATCCATCCTCCATCATCATCGCGTTGTTCTCCATTCCAGGCACCGTAATTTGCTGCTCGGAATTTGGCTCTATCTCTAAATTAATATCTTCGTTTACTTTTTCTATTGCCATTATTTTTAATCTCCGGCCATTTTATCAAGCTCAATTTGAATCATATCAAAAAATTCTTTAAATGACATATCACCACCATCAAGGATATATTGATCATACATTTCTTGAAATTCTACAAGTGGATGCATTCCAGATGCAGATCCTTGATCTCCTGGTGTTCTTTTAAGTATTTTTTCCTTTATAAATTGTTTTGCTTTCCAAATAGGATCAATTGTTTGATCACCTGTTATTTTTTGAAGAAGCTTATAACCTATTCCTGGTTCTCCTGGACCTTTACTATCTTCAAACTCTTTCATTATACTAGAATATTCTACATCTTTTCTTTCCGGTTCTGTCATGCCAGCAGGTCCGCCTAATGCATAACCAAGTGGCCTTGTCATGTCATAAATATCCGCCATGCCTCCTCCTTTGAATCGTTCTGTTTGCGCCTTTTCTTGCGTATAGGAAAGAGGAACAGTGATCTCGAGTCCTTTTTCATCCTCTTCATTTAATCCTTGCATAAGTTCTTCATATTCCTGTGTTCCTTCTTTTGGTAATTCACCACTGCCCATTTCTGTTGTAATGAGATGTCCTACAATTGGAAGTGCTTTTCCAAATCCATATTTTGATAAGGCAGTTACCGTAGTTCCAATGCTGATGGAAGGCCATTTTGTTTTCAGTTGTCGTACAATCCACAATAACTTTTCTTTTGCTTTTTTTGTACCAAATTTCTTATCTCCTTTTTCCTGAAGGTTTAATGCATCTTCCCAAAACTTCTCCTTTGTAAATGCGGAATACATTTCAGCGTACTTGCCCCTGAATCCCTTGAATTTGCTGGCCAAGTTTTCCAGTATTGACTTTTGTGAATATTTCTTAACGTTTTTATAGAATTTTCCTCCAAGCATGTCATTCAGTTCATTGGTCACGCTATTCATCATCTTTTGTGACTTCATTTTCCACATGCTCAGCCCTTTTTTATTCAAGTGCCTTTCAAACGCCTTTAAGTCAACCGACCCGTTCGCTTTAGTGAACCCCGCTTCTTTAACCCCCTTGAAAAAAGCTTCCCTGTCAAACCGGATGCTTGCGAGATGTTCCATGATTTTACTGACATTCTGACCGGGTATGTAATCTCCTGCGTAGCTTCCCGGTCCGTCAACATATCCACGTTTTGGTGAAGAAATAGATCCTGTCATATCATTGATGTTAGCCATGCCTCCTTCTGCTTTTCCCAAATCCTTGTCGGACAAACCGCTTAGCAAATATTCCTCCAGTGCCATGAACTCGTCCCTTTTCAGGTCAAAGTAGTTAGCCCTTTTTTGCATTTCGATTTCGTCTGGCATGATCTCTCCTACGCCGATAAGGCGGCTTGCGCCGCCGATCGGCTGACCCAGTCAGGGGTGTGCGCGTTTAAGGCTGACTGGTAACTCATTAATATCCTCGTTTAGCCGCTTTGGGCTTGACCATCAGGCCGCCCCTGTATCTCTTGACAATGCCGCCGCGCTTATATGTTTTCGGTTCGGGACTTATTAAATCCTTCACCGCCTTGCTTTTCATTCCTATTTTTGAACCAATGTCTGCTAGAAGTCCTACAGAGGACATTTTTAATCCACCCTTGCCAATTTTTTTTGCTGTTTTTTTTAGCTTTTCTAGCTTTTCCTTTTTTTCCATTTCCATGAATTCTTTTATTATTTTGTCCCATCCTTTTTTAGTCATGACGCCATGGCGCCCTTTTAATTTTCCGGTAGATTTAATGTATTTTTCAGTAAAATCTTCGCCCATTAGTAATACTCCCTCTGTTTCATGGTCCGTGGTTCGTCGTAGTAGTCATCGGGGAGTTGGACAAAGTTGCCCTGGCGGTAACGCAAGAGCGCCTGCGTCGTTGAATCGACGTAGTCGTCATGGTCGCCAAAAGGAAAAGCCGCACACTCCTCTATCACCTCTTCTGCCCAACGCTCGTCCGGATACCACACCTGGCCGGCCTCGAACATCGGTGCCACGGAATTAACCCGAACATGCTTATCCTGCCCTCTACTGGGCGTATAATTCACAACGGGAATTCCTGTTGATCTTAACTCATCTGTCAAAGGAAGTCCAGAAGCTTTTGCTTCCACAATCACTGTTTCTGGCTCCCAGTACTTATACTTCTCCATAGCACGCTTTTTAAGCTCTGTAAACTCCCATCTTGCTCTTTCTGCATCTAAAAGTATGATATGCGGTTTTGCCTTATTGGGCGGGGTAAAGATGCCCCACGTGGTAATCGCACTATAATCGGCTGTCTCTTTTTTGCTATAGGCGGTATCATAGCTCTGAATAACATGAATCAGATCGGGAATATCATCCTCCTCCCACTTCTTCCACCATTCTCTTTTAATGATAGAGCCTTCCTCGGACGTCGGATTTTGCTGCCACTGGGCTTGCCATTTCTGCTCGGTCAGGGACGCTTTGGTTGTGCTCAATGTATCAATGTCCCAGTACTCCGGCCACACGGGCTTTCCCGATGGCATGATGGCTGGAAACTCGATCAGTTCCCACTGGTCCGCCTTTGGTTCTTTTGTTTGTGCATCGATCAATTTTCCCGTCAAATCCTTCACGGACCATCTCGTCATGACAATGACGATAGCGCCGCCTGGCTGCAAACGCTGTCGTGGTCCGGATGTATACCACTCATAGGCGGAATCAAGGGATGTTTCGGATAGTGCGTCCTGCTCCGAGTGGGGGTCATCAATGATCAATAAATCTGCTCCACGGCCCGTGATCGCACTGCCCACGCCCGCTGCAAAGTACTCGCCGCCATGGTTTGTCTCCCACCTGCCGGCTGCCTTTGAATCGGCGGAAATGGCCACTTTGTCAAAGATCTGCTGGTAGGTCGGATCATCAATCAGATTTTTCATTTTGCGGCCGAACCGGAC